GACATAACACCACTCTCAGGATTAATAACCAACTTACTGTTTTGGAAGTTACCAAAACCTTCTAGTTGACTCATATTCCAATTCTGTAATTCTGAACCTTGCTCACCTATAGGAAGTCCTGCATTGTTCATTTCCATTTTTCTAGTGTACTCGGCATTATAATTTTCAAATAAACTAAACGCCTGGTCTGTACCATCCGTTAAGTTTTGTCTCATTATAGTATATTGTCTAGGGTCTAGTTGACCTGACTTTAATAATGTTTCTTGCATTAACATTTGTTCTTGCAAGTCAGCAGCAGCATTTAAAGCAAATTTATTTAACTCAGTATTTTCTCCTGTAGGAACCTCGTTGAGTATTTTAGAGTACTCACGAGAAGCAGCATCAATAGATGCTTTGGTTTCTTCCCTTACTCTATTTTCTTCCTTTAATACGTTTGTTAAATTTGCTCCTACTTCTGCCCAATTGACTTGTGAATTAGGTGCACGCTCAACTCTTTTATATGCTGTTGCCATTTTATATTATTTTATTGTTGAGATGTGTTGAAATTCAAATCGAATGCATTACCAAAACTTGCTTGATTCGTGTTAAAATTTCTATACGCATCTGAATAACCTTTATTACTGAACAACATATTCTTTTGTCCTGTACTCATTGTGTTTTGATACTTTCGAAAATCACGACTTCCCAAAGCACCTATTTTAGTTGCATCAAAATTAGCATCACCCATTGCATTAAACTTAGCAGTATCGGCAGCATTAAAGTTTACACCACCTAAAGCAGATTGTTTTGCTTTATTATTATCTGAGTACAATTTACCCATAGAAGCCGCTTGTCCTGCGACACTTACCGCACCTTGAATACCTTGTTGTTTTGCTGATTGTGCAGCTTGAGCAGCCTCGGCAGCTTTTTGTTGATTACCTGCAACCTCTTCTAAGTCTAATGAAACACCTAAGTCTCTAAGTCTAGACTCTTCTTCAACTACTGCACCTTCTATATTGGTAAGTTCATCGCCCATTGCAGTACGAGTTTTTCCTTGAGCATCTTGTTGTGCAGCTAATATTCTACCTGCAGTAGCGGCTCCTCCTCTTTCACTTTCAACACCTGCTTCTAATGCTTGAGCACCTGCAGATAAGTTGGCTTCTCTTTCAAGTTCATAGCCTTCTTTCTTAATAGACATTTGTTCAGCATAATTAACGTCTAGCTTTCCTCTTGCCGCAGCCATTGCTTCGTCTGCTTCTCTTTCAGCTTTTGCTTGTAGCTTTCTTTGTTTACCTGCTTGTGCAAATGATATCCCTGTTGTTATTACTCCTATGGCTAAACCCGCTATTGCTGCTGACATAATTCTCTATTTTTATTTATTACATATTCCGGTAGTTCTTTAAAGTCTTCCGTATATAATTCTTTTTCTGCTTCTTCAACTGTCTGAGCATCTGTTCTATAAACACAAACCCATATACTATCTTCGTGTATATAAGCTATTCGTTGTGTTCCAACTTCAGTTTGCACAGTCATTGGTGCTTTAATTCTATTCACTTCGCCTGTGTCTGTAATTATAGACATTTCACCTTTTAAGTAAAAAGAGGGATGATTGGTTTTATGTATGAAACTTAATACCAACATTCCTTTTGGCATAAATATTTCTCTTGTATATATACCATCTTTTATATGATGCTTTAAAGGCATAGCTTTTTGCATCTCTTCTGTATGGTGTACTACGGCTTCTTTTACGGAAAGCATATCTGATTTAAAATCATTAATTCTTTCCCACAACAATCCTCTGTTTTGATTTATATTTTCTAAAACAGATTCAGGATTATTATGTATTGATTGAATACTATCCATATAACTACAAAGATACTAATTTTAAGGGAATGATTTCATTGCTTCGCTCTCAACTGCAAAGAGTTCTACTTTTACTGTGTTTGAATTTGTTAATTTAAATTCAGCATAGTGACCTAGAATACCGTGAGATTCTGCTACTGCATTTTTTATATACAAAATGTACTCAGTTATAGAGGGTGCAGTTACTGCTCCACCAATAGTATTGTTGACTACAATTTGGTTTACTCCTGCCGGCAAATTCTTGTTTACTGCAGTTACCTGTCCTAATAAACTAGGTGAAGGATTACCAAAATAAACCATATCTCCCACACTAATAATATTACCTATATTAATTGTAGTTGCAAAGTCTATTGTTGTTGCAGCACCAACTACAGTTATGTTTGTACTTGTAGCTAAACCATTAAGAGAACGTAATGCATATTGTGATATTGATGCAGGAACTGTCCCTGCGTTTCTAACATACCCATAAAAAGAACCTTCTTTTTCTTCAAAGAAACTCTGAGTAATAAAACCGGTGTCTTGTTGGTCGCTAGTCATAACAACTCCCCAAGCATCATCACCTTCTAAATTAATAGTTTTAAAAATTTTATTTTCTAAAGGTTCTTGATTAAAGACAGAACTTAAAGTAGAAGGATAATTAACATTATAGTATTGATTTCTAATCTCATTAGTATTATGTCTATAAATGTTACCTCCATTGAAAGTATAAAAAAAGTTGTTCATTCCTATCATCCAATCAGCGAAGTAAGAATAAAACGATGGAAACCCTTGGGTTGCTCCATCATATGTTAAGGTGTAATTTTGTCTAATTATTGCCATATTATTATATTATACAGGTTGGTCACATTTTGCACTTTGACTACAGTCAGCGACTATGTCGTTGTCATACATATAAGCATTAGTGTCTTCTCCTGAAGTGTTTTGTTGTATTGTTCCACACAGAATATTTCCTTGAGGTCCATTCGCACCTGATACTCTAAACCTTACAACATCTCCAACTGAAAACTGTCCTTGGAATCTATCGTTTACAGTCCATAAATCTGTACCATTACAATCTAACAATCTAAATCCTGCACAACTATCAGCAACTGCAGTTACGATACCAAATTCACATTGAACAGTACTACCATTAGGCAGTAAATAAAACCCATCTGCTACAGGGTCTGCTCCAAATTGGTCATTAAATAAATAATCGTGTAACTTAACATTTCCTGCACTAGCAGAACTGTTTACAGGTACGTGATAAATTAATCCATCTCCTGCAGATTCACAAGCTAATTGTCTTGTTGTTTTAGGATTTACATTAGACCATAAAGATGGTAGTAAAGCAGGACATCCAATATCAAAACTAAATACAGTTCCACTACAAGGTCCAATAAATTGAATATTAGCAAGACTTGGAGCACCTGTGGTTTTAGGTATAACCATATAGCTATTGCCCGGTTGACTTTGAGTTAATTTAGATTGACCACTAGGAATAGTTACAAGTTGTGACGTTCCGGTGTTAGAAAACGAACCACCGGCATAATTAAATACTGCTATAGTTTGACTATAATTTCCGCTATTTACACCACACCCATCAGAACCAATAGCACCTATATAAGTTGCTAGTTGAGTATTAGAACCTTGAAGTAATCCATAATTTTGAGAACTTAATTTATTATAAAGTATTCCATTAAACTCTACAAGTATACCATCAGGTACACTAGCAGGATTAAACCTAATAACACAAGCACCTACATCGGTATTAGTACCTCCAAAATCAATATCTACTTTATATAGACCCTGACTTCCTGATGCAGCAATACTTCCTCCACAAGGCTCTGCACAACTAGGACACGTTTGTGCCGGTAGTAAAACAGAATTAGCTTGTTCTCTACTGATAGTTCCTGCAGCATAAAATCCATCTGCAGCAGGAGTTGTTAAACCTGAATCTGTAAAGACCGCAGTAGAATTTGATAAGGTTGTTCCATTAATATAAAATGTACTCATAATTTAATTTTTATATATTACACTTTGTTGCATCTGAACAATCAACTATTGTCGCTGAGTATAAAGTAGCATTTACTGTTGTTCCTGTAGATATAATTTCTCCACAGTTTATTGTAGACCCTTGACCGGCTCCTATACCTTGTTTGTATTGAACTACATCACCTTGTGCAAAAACTCCGTAGATGTCTTCTATTGTCCAAGATAGACCTGTTATACAATCTGAAACAGTCCATTTGTTATTACCTCCTCCGGCTTCACATCCACAACAAGACTCTGTAAGAGTTGCTCCAAAACATAAATCAATTGGAGTACTATTACGATAATCCCAAATCAAGTATAAATACTCATCACTTCCACTTGGCATAGTAAAGCTTCCGTTATAAGAAGTGTTACCATTTGCAGGTGGATTTATAGGAGTTACTTGCGTAGACAACTGAAGCAATGAAGCTATATCTGCTGAACTTTGCGTATACTGAGTGCTAGTTCTTAGTTGTTTAAACTTGTCTGAACCTTCAACAAAAATATAATCATCAGTTCCTACTTTGTTAGAGTACATTGTTACGGTAGAACCATTTGTTGGTATCGAACCTGAACCTTGTAATCCAACTAAACTATCAAATAATGACACAATAGGAAAAGCACCCGTTCCAAATACAACAGTTTCTGTGTGAAGAGCAGAAATAAACGGAGTATCCGTGTATCTAAACTCATCTGTAATTTGTTGTCCGGCATCATTCGCACTAGACAAGTGTACTAATACAACTGTAATTTGTTCTGCGTTAGGACAAGCAACAGTAAATGTTATAATAACACTATCAGAACACGTAACGGTTAATTTTAATTCGTCTTCTACATTTGAATTTTTATTAACTACTAACTTTCCTCCTGCAGTTACTGCACCTGTGGTATTTGTAACACCATTATAAACAGATGTAACAGTTACAGTTCCTGATAAGCTTGCAAAAGAATAATCAATATCTACATCTCCAACAGTTTGTCCAAGATTGTAACATACTTCATAAGGTTTTTTAGCTTTAACCGGAATAGTCTGTGTAACACCACAAGCAATACAAAGCTTCTCTTGAGGTATCTCAATTAAATTAGATGACAATACAAACTCACCCATATAAGGGTCAAATCCACCTAGTTTCTGAGTCTCAAATGATGATTGAAATAAATCTCTAAACCAAGGTCTCATTCCAAAATTAGAAATAGGTACTAATGAATCATTAGAATAACTTGTTCCCGTTAACTGTAATGCTGCTCCTCTTTTAGCATCTGTAAAATATTTGTTAGGACCAAATTGAGCAAAACTCTCAGGGTTAAAACTAATACCATACTCTTCTATTCTTGCTATCTGTTGTCCTAAAACTTCAGGTACAGATGTTAATGCATTACCACCACCGGCATCAGATAATAAATTCTTACCTGCTAACACATAAGATATTCTGTCTTCTTGTAAAACTAAAATATCTGTCTCTCTTCCAAATAATTTCATTACAGGACCAAAAGATTGTTCTAATGCTTTAAAGTTTAGTAAGCCACCGTTAAATTCATTTAGCTTATTTATGTTTGATTCAGCATTAAATACACCACTATATGTTAAGTCAGCAAATCTTCTAGTTTGTTCAAACTCTTTAGAGTCTGTTGTAGTTACTCTGTTTCCTAATACTAATTCTTTTCCAATAATAGAATCTTGTATTTTATAACTTTCAACTCCGTTACCAAAAGCATAACAATTAAAGAATTCAGTTTTAATTATTGCCGGAATATTCGTAGCAATAACTTGATTCTGAGTATTACCTGAGTGTTGACCCAATGCATCGATAGTATAAGATGCTGATGATTCATACCATAAGTCAGGTTCTGCATCTTGAGGAAGGCTTTCAAACACCACCAAACCATTCGCACGAATGACTTCAATCTCAACTTCAAGTCTAGTAGATTTCTTTTTCTTTCCATACCCCTCACTACTTTTGACCATAAAGTAAGTTCTTTGTTGTGCGGTCCCTGCATTGTTTATTTGAAAATTGGTATAAATGTTACCTACATTACAAGGTCTGTTTCCTGAGTTTCCATTTGTTGAAGTATAATTAGGACCATCACACGAAATAGTTGTAGCACCTGTTTCCATTAAAGCAGCAACATTGTCTCCTTCAAACCATTCTTTAAAAGAATCATATTCTTGAGATGCAGTTAGTTTTAAATCTACTCTCCATCTTTTTTGAGGAACATTACCAAACGTAGTATCTTCATTACCCGGTCTTTCGTTATCAACTCTTAAGCTAATTTTTGAACCTTGAGGTATAGTGTAATCTTCATAATTACCACCACCACCTGTTTGTGGTATCTGAGTATCAACAGGATACTTTACAGTATTACAATTGTTACCCGTAGCAACTTTTTCACCATACGATACAACAGGATTATCTCCGGGTTCTGTACTGAAATTGTTTGCTTTTATTTTCATATACACACCTGATGAGATTGGAATCTCTACAGGAGTTGCACTAGCATCTACAGGAGGTGGAGTTAAAAAGTCCGCAACTTGTGATTTTTTTTCTAATACAGTAGTAAACGTACAATTACGTCTTGGACCTTCAGTATCTAGTTTTACAATTAACTCATCTCCTTCTTCAATTTTCTGAGAGTTTTGTCCTTCAAGTAAAAAGTAATCTGCTCCTGAAGTAGGGTCAGTAAAAAATATATTAGAATATATTATGTTGTAATCTTTTTTGTCAGGCTTAATACAAAACTTATATCTCGTTGCCCAATCCGGTGCAACTTGAGTAGCCGGTATAGTTACATCTATTGTGTTCTTTACGTCTGAAAGTGAACATCCAATGTGTACTGTATTATTAGGACTAACTAAAGCGGTAGTAGAACGAAGAAAATCATCCATATAAATTATACCAATCTCATATCCTCTATTACTGTGAAGACTTGATGGATTAGCTATATCTTGATATACTACATCAGAAGCAGATATTTCATAATACTCTCTTACTGTTTGAGTAGGTGCAGATACATCGTCAACATAAGTCATCAACGGAAGCTTTAACTGTATAGTACTACTACTTGGTGTAGTAACAATTTCTATAGGTTGATTTACTGCACTAATTCCACTTTGAAATTTAAATAACCCTGTTAACTCATTTGGTAAAATACAATTGAATTCATCTGTTAAAGTAGTTCCTGTACAAGCATTAGCTACAGTTTGTATATTAGCAACTGTTCCAATTTTTTCAGAAAAATCTACAGAATTTGCTAAATCAAAAACACTAGCAAAAGCTGAAGGAAGTATATAAACAAAGTTTATTGTATTCTCCGGACTTGTTGATGTAGGGAAAGGAGTTTGACCTCCAAACTGTTTGTGCTTAAATCGTATTAATATATTTAACGATGCTCCTGCTATTAAATTCAAGCCATCTAAGTCAACATTTATTGCCGCACTTGCTATAGTAGTACTTGAACCAATAGTGTAAGTAACAGGTGTTAAAACCCCTTCTAAAGAATTCCTACCTACGTCTTCACTACTAAGCGAAGCCACGTACTCAAATTTAGTAGGTACTTTTGCATTTGTTAAATCGTAACCCTCTACATAATTACCATAGACAACTCTATTTCCCATTAATGTTTGTGCTTGTGACAACAAGGGAACATTATCAAATAGTCTTAGAATTTCTGAAGATGGTAGTATTGTAAATATTTTACTATTACTAAAAGTATATGTATAGTTAGTATTATCAACTAACCCTTCAATTTGTTTATCTAATTTTTCTATAACTTTTATCGTTGAGGAATTCATATCCTTAAACAATAAATCTACTGACTTAACAAGAGGTCCACCTGAATTGTATGTAATCTCACATTGATTAGTAGAGTTTCTCATTCCTTCATTCAACGCAGTTGTTGTTCTGTAATCAAATGTATTAGGAACAAAAGATGGTGAAGAAAACTGAGAAGTTGCTGAGTATTCTTTATTCTCATAACGATACCTATAAGCAAAACATACAAATCTTGTTTCTAAAAAATTATCTTGACTTGAAGTTGCAATAGGTTTAATTACCGGAGCACTTGATGGTGGCTTTCTTATTACAAGTAAAGCTTCTGCTGAAGTTACATCAACACCACCTACCGGATTAGGATAGTTAGTTCTTACGTTTATTTGTCTAGGTGGATTAAAGTTATCTGTAAAGAAAAATAAGTCCTCTACCTTGTTAACACCTGTAATTAAAAACTCAGGGTCAAAATTTAATATTGTTTTTGAAGCATCTAATGGGTCACCAACACTAATTACGTGATACGTTATTAATTCTAGTGTGGTATTATATGATACAATCATATCACATATTCCGCCATTATAAGCCGGGTCGTGAACAAACCAATATATATTCTCTAGTGCTCCATCTTCAAATGCTCCTATGCATCTTGCCGAATTACTAAGTGGTATATTATTAAATTCAAGTGTAGTCAGTTGAGTGTTTCCTTTAGAGTTTTCTATAACTCCTATTTCGGAATTCTCAGTAGAACCCATTCGAATATTAAGTGCATCAACGTATTCACCATTTGGTATCAGACGTTCATCCACAGATTTATTCATTTTACCTGCAGTAAAATTTCTTGTTAGATTTGCCATATTACTTTAACCACTTATCTCTACCCCTTAAGTTTTGTAATAGCCTTCCGGGATGTATATTACTAATTCTAATTTTTGCGTTTCTTAATAGAGCAGCTTTTTTCTTTCGTAGTCTTGTTACTATATATTCTTGAACACCAACTTTAGAACCTAAAATTGCAAATTCTATATATGCATAAATAAAGTCTTCGAACATCTTGTTTACAGTAACGGAACTATCATCTCCATTTTCCATACCATCTGATACATATTCTAAAACCACTAAACTACCTGACACTCCTGAACTAAAATTAATCACTCCGCCTTTTCTGTTAATTGAAAATGTTGGATTACTATTTGCAGTTTCAGTATTTAAACCAAACCTAGCACCTATACCATAATCAAAATACCAACATCCATCTACGTTCCAACCTGAACTACCATTCATAGAACCTGTTCCGGTATAAATTGTAGGGTCACCTCCAAACATTCTAGACATATCTAAATCTGAAAACTCAGGTCTTAATGAGTTACCATCTTGGTCAAACAGTATCCTACATTCATTGTCTTGCAAATATGCTCCACTATAATTAGTTTGTATGTTTTCTCCTAAAGGATATAAAATGCCATTAACTTCTTGAGATATTCTAACCCAATTTACATAATCAGGTGGAAGAACAAATCGTAATGAATCACACACATTTAATTCAAGTATTTTAATTTCTTTAAATGCATCATAGTTTAATTCTTGAATCGCTCTTTTTGCGTGAAACAATATCTTAAATCTTTCTTCATTGTTTACAAGGCTATGATTCCCTGCATACATTAGCATAAAATTATTAACTATGTCTTCTAAGGAAACATATTGATATGAACCCCAATTAGCATCTTCAGGATTTAATCCTCCATTTTCGTAATACTGATAGTCTGTTATATATGCCATAATTTATTTTTCTTGTGCTGCTGAAGCTTGTTCACTACTCTGTGCAAATTGTACTGCAGCTATTTCTCGTATGCTCATTCCTGCATACTGTAAAATCTTATTTATTAAATTGACCTCATCATCATTTGGTAATTCAAAATCTTGATAATCAACTGCACTTTCGTCAAACGCAGGTTCACCATTAACTAAATCAACAAACGTCCATTTAGGAATAAAAGGAAATCTAATATATTGAGATACCAACTGTCCAATACCATTAATGGTATCAGGATATGTTTCTGCAAAATCTCCG